GCGTTTTACCATTATTGACTCATTCACAAAGAGCACCGAATTTCTCAGGTCCTAACCTTGATGCTAGTTTTGAAAATGAGGCTCTATCTAATGTGTCTGATAAAGATACTGCAAATATAAATTATCTTCTCGATAGTTTGTCTTTTTCTCATAGTGATAGTCGTCATCCTAATTATGAGGAATATGATAAAGGTAAGATGTCAGATTATTTGATGGATAAATTAGGTCACGATATTTGCCAAGAAGATGCTGAAAATGCACTTACAGGGGATTACAATCTTTCATTGAGCGATTTATTAAATCATCATAATATAAATGAATATAATAAAAATGGTAGAATAACAAAATTTATCACTGAAGATAGTTTTAATCGAAAAAATAAAAGTGGTAGAAACACAAATGGCGAAACTTGGCAACAAGCATCTTTGAGAGAAAAAAGAAACGCTGTTGAAAATGGTGCTATAAAATGGCCTTCTTTGGCTTCAAAGGGTATTGATTTTGGTAATTTAAACAAAAAACAAATAAAAGAAATTTTAAATTGGGCAGGACATTATAGAAAATTAGATAAAACGCCAGCCGAATCGACTACAAGTGAAAAAGGAGGTAAAGCCTCACCTTTATGGTCAGCATTTACAGATTGGGCTAATGCAATTAAAGCACCACATAAAAATCTTAATGACAATGCACATGCAGAAGAAGTGAAAGAAAGGGCTGTAAATAAATGGGAATGGGATGATTTAGTTAAATTTGTTGGATATAATCAAAGTGTTGACGATAATGGAAATACTATTTTTACTGATAGAAAAAAACACGATTTGTTGTCTTTGCGAAAAGAACCATATTTTACTGAAAAAGAAATGCAAGCAGTTAAAGAACATTATGACCATAGTAGAGGTTTATCTAAACAAGCCAAAAACATTAGAAATACTTTAAAACCTTTTAAAATAGGTACTAATGGAATTAAAAGGAAAAATTTACCTAAATCTGAAGACGGATTTATGGAATATGGAGCAGATAAAGGATTTTTAGTAAATGAAAAAGATAATACTAAACTTGAAGGTTTAGGTAGAATGTTTCATGATGTTTATAATAGACGTGGTGGGCATGGTATATCTGATACTCATTTACTATCTATGTTACATGACCATCATGCACATGAAATAAAAAAAGATAATCAAGGAAATGTAATTAGTTCAAAATCTATTTTTGGAGAAAAAAAATTGCAATCTTTAGATGCAATCAACCAATTGGGCCGAAATAGAGAATTTACAAATGCTTTATCACCTTTAATGCCGAATGATAAGATTATGGGTTTAATCAATTTTTTACTACCAAGTAATCTTCCAGCAGGAGTAAAAAGACAACACCTCGTAAAAGATATAATGAGTCCTTACGGTACAAGTAGTGTTAGAACTCGAAAAGATAAAGACGGTAATGTTACTTTTTCACCCGGTTTAACTGATAAAAATATTGAAGACCATATATCGGTTAGACATCCTGATGTGGTTAATGAAGGTAGACTAAAAGAAAAATTTAGTGATGTAGATAACGGCGATGCGTATTATACAAACGTGTATGGTAAAAATCCATCTGTTTTACATAATCCTTATGTTACTAGCAATCAAACTGGTTCAACTATTTCAGATGGTAAAATAAACAATTTAACAAAAGCAAAACATTTTTTGGCTATGAGTCATGCAATGTCACATCAAAGTCAAGGAACTGTTACAGATAAAAGACAAAGTAAAGATATTGGTGATTTTTGGGGTTATGATTTTGGTTTACATGCTAATGGGAAACCTAATACATTCCTTAAGAGTAAAGACGTTTTAAGTCCTGAAAATATTCAAAATTTGAAAATAAATTCCGATATTGATGATTCGTTATTAAGAGAATTATTCGCTTTATCAACTAAAGTTGGAAAGAAAGAATTTGCGAATAGGATGCATGATTTTACACAATCGCCAAATATGGAAACGGAAAAAGGTACTGTTGGGGATATTAGTGCTCTTTTAGAAAAATTAAAAGTAGAAAAATTAGAATTAGAAACTAGAAGAGATTCAGAAGGTTTAGAATATGAGAAAACTGGTTCGACACAACAGAATTATGACAAAGGACCAATAGATGATTATAGTAGAAATACTAGTGTTTATAAGCCGTTAAATGCTTTTGAAAAAAATAGATTAAAAGAGTTAGATGAAGGAATAAATCATGTACAAAATCAATTAAACATAATAGAAGATAAACATTATTCTGATAGTTTTAGAGCAGAACAAACTCGTTTTAAACATGAAGAAGAAGGTCGAACGAGAGACGAACATGCTAAATTAGATTTTGCAAAAGAACATTTATTACCTAAAGTTCTTGAAAAATTTCCTGATGCTTTCAATGCAGAGGTAGTTGGAGCACACCAAGTTAAAATTAACATGGCTCAATTATTACATGATGCGGAAGTTGGATTGTTAACTGTACCCCATGAAGTGCATAATTTGAAAAGTTATGGTAGTAAAATAGGTGAAAGTACATCGCAGACAATGCAACAACTTAGTAAAACGGGTGAAGGTCATCATGGCGATATACAAAAAACAATGAGTCAACATGGAGTTGGTTTGAATGATTTTGGTGAAGATGAACATGGCAATTCTAATTTAACTGCACAGAATTTAGTAGAAAAACTTGGTTTAGAACTCAATCCAAAAAACTTAATGTATGCTCAAGAATTAATAAAAAGTCATATTAGTAAAAACAATAAAGTTATGACTTTAGGACAGTTACTTGCCAAGCATCCAAATCTTTCAAAAATACCTAAATTAGATGAAAATGGAAAACAAATGATGGATGAAAATGGGAAACAAATCTATGAAGATGGTTGGAATAACACTGATAGTTCCAAAAAACGTCAAGAACTACTTGCAAATCATTATAGGAAAGCATCACAAGCAGTACCACCTACTTTAGAAAAAATACCTCAAAGAGATGAATTTGGTAATTTAATAAGAGATGAGGATGGTAATATGTTATTTGACATGCAACCTAAAAAATTAACAAGGGGTAAATCAGCAATAGGTGGTTCTTTTGATTTACATCCAAATCCTACTAAAATAAGAAATGAACACTATAGAACTAGCCCGTTATACAATCAAATAAGAAAATTACACAGAAAAATGGATATTTCTCCAAAGAGTGCACAATTTGCTACATTGAAAGATGATTATGGCTTAGTGTATGAAAAGAATGGTGAAATAGGAAGTGGGATGAATGTAGGTAAAAAACAACATAAAGACAATTTACATAACATGTTAGACAGTGTTATAGTTTATGATGGTGATTATGATGAAAAACTAGCCAACCCAACAGATGAAAAAACAATAACTAGACCAAGTTTTACACAAGGTGAAGTAGAAATTCATCCACATCATGAACAGAAAGGTAGAACTGTTTCAACTGTATATAGTGGTGGTGGTATTGTAGGAAAAGTAAGTAAAATTAAAGATGCACAAGCAAACTTCGCATTTGAGTTTTCTAAAGAAGGTAACATGGAAATAGGTGATTACGCGACAAGACGTGCTTTTGCTCCACCACCTGCTACTGTTTATCCATATGTATTAGGTGAAGAACAACATCAATTTAATACAAATGTTGTTTTAGGCGACCAAACATCTTCACAAGTGCATGAAAATCCTTATACAACATCTGAAACTGATGACCCTATGTATAGTGATGCAACATTAATGGCTAAAGCACAATTGCCTGTAGAAATGCCTTTAATAGAACCTTTACATAAAATATTCAAAGTATCAGATATTGAGCAATTAAGAGGTTTCACTGGTGAATGGGTGGTTTCTATACAAGAAGATGGTAAAAGATTGAAAGTAAAAAGAGCAGGAAATAGAATTACTTTAAGTGATGAAAACGCACAAAGGGTGGATAGTTATAGTGAGATAGATAAATATTTTAGGAAAATAACAAATAAAAACTATGTTATAGACGCTGTTATGAATAGTGAAGGTATTTTTATTAACGATGTAATGCATTATGATGGTACAGATGTAACTGATTTAGATACTAGAGATAGAATGAAATTACTTAGAGGTCAATTTGAAAGTCATAATTTTATTAATGTACTTGGTCCTTCCACTTTAAAAATCACAGATGAAGAAGGGCTTGAAAATGCAGTTCAAGATTTATTATCAGATAACAAAGATAAAAGAATATTATTAAGAGATGCTAAATCTACTTACATGAAAGGAGAAGAAAAACACCCTAAATGGATTATGATGACTAAATCTTATGATGATTATCATATTCCTTTTGGTATGGAAATTGAAAATAATCATTTTATATTACATTTTACTGATGACATTGTAAAATATGAAATTTTAGATGATGGTGTGTTGATAGACGTTTTAAATCCTAAAAGTACACTAGGTTCATTATACGAAGATGATTATCCTATAACTTTAGCCAAAAGTTTGGAGAGTTATTGGCAACCTGCATTTCAACAGATGTGGAAAGCAGAAAAAAAGAAACGTCCTATATCTCAAGTGAATATGGACATGCCGAGTAAACCTAATGATGAAAAAGTTGAAGTTGAAAGTGCAGGTATTATTGATGCTGATGATGAATCCAGAATAATGAAACCAAAAAGAGAACAGATGTTGAAGACATTAGAGTTGATAGCAAGAGCATTAGATGTTTTAGAGAAAGCCAATAGTAATATGGCTGGTAGAGGGTTAGGAATTGACGTAGGTGGACAGATAGAAAGCCCTCGTGGACCTACTCGTTTAACTTCTGAAGAAAGCATGCCTGACTGGGATATGTTAGAAAGACCTAGTGAAGACATGGAAAAACCTGAAAAATACCCCGGTAGAGATAAAAAAATGAAGATTTCCGAAGAAAATGATAAAGAAATAGAAGAAGATTTAGACACTTACTGAACCGTTTCATATAAGTAACATAACAAGCCAAACAGGAATTAGTGTGCAGCCGAGACTACAGTACAAACCTTCTGATGAACCTATCAGTTTGCTTAAAGCAGGGAATGAACTTGTCGTCGCTGGATACGCTAGTGTTGAACTAGTAGACAAACAAGGCGATTTAATAACACAAGGGGCATTAAAAGATGGATTTAGAAAATTTATGCAAAATCCATCCTATAGGAATGTGCAGTTGGCACACTCCAATATACAAGTCGGAGATGTAGTTCCAAATTATACGGATAGCGAAGGGAGGTTGTGGAAAAGCGAAGTGGATGATGTCGGAATGTTTGTAGTAATAAAACTACGTGACGACATCGAAAAAGCCAAAGAAGTCGCTGCCGAAATACGAAAAGGTGCATTACGCGGCTTTAGTATAGGTGGACAGGCATTCAAACGAGTCAGAAAATCAGACCGTAAACATGGCGATTATCAAGAAATCAGCAAACTCGAACTCCACGAAATCACAATTTGTGAAAAAGGAATAAACCCTGAAGCAACATTTAGAATATTAAAGGAAGATACAAAAGAACAAAATAAGGTGAAAAAAATGACAGAAGATGACACAATGAACCAAATGACCGACGTGCTCTCACGATTAGAGACCCGTCTTGACTCAATGGAAAAAGGTGAAAAACCTGCTTTCCTTGAAGATAAAAAAGATGAAGGCAAGGATGACAAGAAAGAATCCAAAGACAAAGATGATGCTAAGAAATCAGATACAGAATACTCTGATGTTATTTCATCCGATTACCTAAATTGGATGGAAGACACACTAAAGAGTGCTGGTGTTGATACAGTTGAAGCAAGAGCACACTTTGATGGTGATTCAGTTGCAAAACAAAACATGGGTTCAACACCCGGTGAATTGCAAAATAGTGACGTAACTAATGGTGGACAAGCACCTCTACGTCAACAAGAAGGTGGAAACCCATCCACAGGAGCAATCCCTAAACTTAACAGTGGTGGAGATGTAAAGAAATCTGATTTCTTGAACCCTATGGATTTAGATACTTCTGATGTAGAAGCGGCATATGAAGTTTACAAAGCCGCTGCTTTGGAAAACGAGTTCCGTGGTTCTTTAGAAGATACATTCGCAAAGAGATATCAAGCAGAACGCACAGAAGAAATAGCAAAGGCTGAAGCCGCTGCTTTTGATTCTCGTGGTCCTCTATATGATATACAAAAAGCAATTTCTTTACTTACAGAAAGAATTGACAATATTGGTACACCAGCAGAAGTAGGAGAAACACTACAAAAATCTGCTGAACCACAACATGAAGTTCCATCAACTTCTGACCTAGCACAAATGTCTTGGGAAGAAGTACATCAACTCGCAGGTCGAGTCTTTGAGGGAGAGTGAATAAAATGGCAAGAAATTACGTAAGAACAATAACTGATATGGAACGATACTATTATGGTGCGGGTAACGCAATGGGTTACTCATACTCCGGTAGTGAACTACTGAAAAGCGACAGCCCAATGTTGTCTACAACTGCTGGTACATACCAAGCAATTTATGGACGCAAAGTATGGTCTCAATTGAACCAAGAGTTCAACGCTTTCTCAATTCTACCAAAGAAACCTTGGGATAGGTCAGGATGGCGTGTTATAACTGGCAAGCCTTCAGATGCTACCACTGGTTCTTCACTTGGTGGAGTTGCGGAAAACTCAACATTACCAGACACACAAAGGCCAACATTCCAGCACATAGCAGCAAAACCAAAGACAATCGCTCATACATTCGATATGTCTGAAACTGCTATCTTCCTTGCTGACAAGGATGACGGAATGGGAGATATACGCTCAGTTCTTAAAGAAGAAATGGGTAAACATCACGCAGAGTCTGTTAACAAAATGTTATTAGATGATGTAGATAATCCAGCAGGTAACAATTTCGAGTCACTTGACAGAGTTACAGCGGCATACGCTGATGACGGTACTACTGCTTCAACTACAGGAATGAACGAAGGTCATGGCAATTTGACTGTTAACGGAGATTTAGATATCTACAGCATTAATAGAGTAAACAATAAATCTTGGGCTAATGCTGAAATGAGTAACAATGTTGCTGGCGATGCAGCAACTGCCAGAGTTCTATCACTAGATGTCTTGGATGATTTATTCCAAAGACTTTGGGTACGTGGTGGAAATCCAAAAGTTATACTAACTGGATATGACACATTGATGAGATTACAACAACTATTACAATCTCAACAAAGATTCATGGAAGAGAAGAGAGTTACACCTACTTACAATGGAGTAAAGGGTGTACCGGGAATTGAAGCCGGATTCATCGTAGCAACATACAACGGTGTTCCAATCATTCCATCTAAAGACGTGGCAAAAGATACGATTTCCAGAATGTACTTACTAGATACAGATTATCTACACTTCAGTACAGCAATACCAACACAA